TCAGCTTGGGAAGAAATGACCTGCTTATTCGCACCTTCCCTAACTCTCGCACCATCAGGCGCGAGGAACGTCGAATAACACTGACTACCGGGGTTTCGCTGTGCATGTTATGTCCTCACCATTTAGTTGTACTATACAACTAAATGGTGAGGGATTGTCAAACAGAATGAAAAAGGCTCCCGCAGGAGCCATTTTAAACGCTTCAACACAATGAAATAAAAGGATTTATTTTAGGCCGTGTCCACACATTGACCACATCGATATCTATAGCCCCGCTCAAGCGGGGCTTGTAGTTTGGCTTAGGAAAGGTGGATTGACACATTTAGCAATGTAATGCATACGCTTTTGAAATTTTCTCAAAGCAATGAACTTACACGCCTTCCGTCAAATAAATTAGCTGTGATAACTTACTTTACAGAAATTTATATTCTCTAAGTTGAACAAGGCATAACCAATATGTATGCCTTTCAATATTAGTCTTAAGAAAAAAGTAGTGGTTATTGATGAATAATCATCATTATATTATCCCTCCAGAACGGAAGTCACTTTCATCACCTGCATAAACTTGAAGATGAGCAGCTTCAAAGATTTTATTATTTAACTCCAATGTTTGCTCCTTGCTTATTTTTTCCGGCCATGGGTCATGGTCTTTGAAATTTAAAACAATGGCAATCATTGGTGACAGTGGATAATAAAACTCAAGGTTATCTATTTCTTCATGAGAATTTCGCGATGGTGCGTGAATGTTTATTACTGGCTGATCTCCTGTTATAAATTTTATGTCAGGATGTGCTTTTATAATATTTAAATTCATTTTTTGCATATAAGCGAATGCGTAAGTGAGCTCATCAACCGTACTGTATGTTATGAAAGGAGTGACTTTATCAAAATTCAAGTTAGCGTTTAAATCTTCTAACTCCTCCTCCGCTTTTTCCTTATCGAAAGGTATATTATTTTTTATTGCTAAAGCACTGACTAAATCAACCGAACGTTTTAGTCTTTCCAAATCCTCATGTACGTTTGAAAAAGCGCTGTTAAGACTTTCTCTAATCGCCTTTGTTCGAACGTATTGCATCATTAAGAAAAATATAAAATCGATTCTATCTTTATCAATGCTATAAAAATTTACATTTTCGCTTAACAGAAGTTCAATGAACCTTTGCCCAACATTTTCATATCGAGATTGCTTTGTCTCACCTAACTGTCGACGTTCGTCAATAAAATGCTGAGGGGTATACTGACTTGTAGATTTAGCGGTTTCAACTCTCTCTTTTAAGTTGATAATTTCCACTTCACGAAGTGTAAAGTATGGGTCGAAGTTATTTAAAGTTTCATATGGTGAAGTTGAGAGAATTACAACCATCATTTTCTCAACTTCAGTCAACACCTTAAATTCATAGAAATAATTTTGCTGTGCAACCCCCATAAGCCCAGACCGAAAAATTCCTTTTGAATTTTTATTCATTGCACATAGTTGCGGGTCACTTTTCTTAGTGTCAGCCCAAGCTTTTAAATATTTCCTGAATACATAATGCTGACGCCTTGTTACTTGTATTCTCTCTTTCACGCAAACATCCTTAGAAATTTCAAATCAATGTTATAAACAACTTTCCTAATATCAACTTAGTAGTTATCGGCGATCCACTAGAAAAAATTATAGTTTTTTTAATACAACACACAAATATACATTACCTAATCATGAAAGTTAATAATAGAAGTGCTTGGCATTTTGCTAGTCCTAGAAAATGACATTACAAAAAAATTAAGCCCCATTTAAGGGCTTAATTTAATCACTGCCAGTGGATTTGTTGCTGACCAGATGATGTCGGGTGCGGTGCCGCTGGTACTACTACCCCCGGCGATACGATAAAACGCTCGACCGTTTCTGTGGTCACAAACGTCGCGCTGCAGTTGATGTTTGTGCACTGGTGATACCGCTCTTTGGTCGTGTCAGTAAAATAGCGACTAGTGCGGGCGTGAGCGGCAAAATGGCATTTTGGACAGTGAAACATGGCGAGCACCTCATTTAATTTCCGACGCGCTAATTTTACCAAATTTATCCTTACATAACAAACAGTTAAATAGATATCATTGTTCTAATTCTTCGCTTTCGTACTCCACATCCGAAACTTTAACCTCAAGCTCTAAGCCCGTTGTGTAGCCGTTCCCGTTGAGGTTATGCACCACCCGGCTGATTATCCACGCCTGCTCGTCTATAACGCGCTTAAAGCCTTTCACCGCGACTGGCGTTTCAGGAAATAAATCTGCCCGGCCGATCGCCAGTGAGATTGAAAACTCCGCAACGCCCCGCTGCAACTTGTCCCACTTCGCCTGAGCGGCGCGCATGGCCTGCGCCTTTGTCGCGTAGATGGTTGTAAGCTCCAGCACGTTGTCAGCCTCACCGGCCATGTACTCACCTTCGCGCGCTTCCTGCTCTTTTTTGGCTTTAATCTTTGCCGGGGCTTTGGTCGCTTTCGGGTGCTGCAGCGCGCGGAGGTGCTTCTCTTTTGGCTTACGCCTGAGCTTCACCTTTTGCTTTTGCGGCTTGGGGTCTTTGGTGTGCAGCCATTTCGCCGTGACGCCGGTGTAGGCTTCCCGGTCAGCAATGGCAAACTGATGACGATCGCCGTCCCCGCGCTCAAGCGTCATCTGCGGAATGGGCTTCCCGCTGGCCGTCTTGCCGCTTCCGGCTTTCAGGAATAGCAGTTTCCCCGCTTTGACCGAAACCGCCGCCCCGTTCCGTTCAGCCAGGCGGGACAGAAACACCGCGTCGGATTCCTGCGACTGGTCAATGTGAGGCACGGCGACGGCTTTCAGCGTGTCGGCCACGCTGGCCGTCAGCTTATTGCGTGCCGCAATCGTCTCCACAATTTGCCCGAGCGTGGTGTCATGCCATGACTGCTCCCGGCGCGAGTTCAGCGTCCCGCGAAAATCAGCGCTTCGCCCCCGAATGGTCAGCGTATCAGGTGCGCCCCTGTGCTCGATTTCGTCGACCGTGAACGTCCCTTTTTTTATCAGCGCGGATCCCTGCCAGCCTAACCAAAGCGTCAACGTTGCGCCGCGCGGTGGCAAAGCTATCTGACCGTCAGTGTCATTGAGCTCGATATCGAGCTGGTCGGCCTCGAATCCGCGATTGTCGGTCATGGTCAGACTGATAAGGCGGTCACTAAAATCCTGCGTGATATCGTCGTTATCCAGCTTGAGCATAAACGCCGGGGCTATCTTCGCCCCGGCCTGAATATCCATTCCCGTAATCATCCCGCCAGCCCTCCTAGCCAGTCACCGGCAGACGTGACCAGATTGTCGGCCTGCGTTTTCAGGTCGCCATACATGGTCGCCAGCGATTTATCGACCCTCTTAAGAGAAAGGCTAAACTCGATTTTTCTCGCCGCCCCGTCGCTGAATAGCTCGGTGTGCGTATGCGTCACTTTGTCGATGACATACATGCCGTGGATCATGCCCGTTCCGTCAATCAGCGGCCACGCGCGCCCCTCGTCTGCCATCAGCTCGATGGCGGTCAGTGACAGACGCCCGCCGGTAATTTCCGGATAGAGCATGCCCGACAGCGTGCGCGTGGTTTCCCCTTCCCCGAGATACTGATAAGCCGGTGGCTTGCCGATACGGTCGTTTGACGCCCAGCGGTAATCCTTCGAATACTGCATGGACTGATAGGGCAGCGTGCGGCGCTCAAACACAAACAAACCTAAAACCATTAACATGCTTTATCCCCCTCAGTCATGACGCATACTTGAGCGCTGACGCGCACGGTTTTCACGGTCGAGTTTATCGACAGCCTCACGCAGCTGACGGTCGAGGTCGCTGCCCGGCGCAATGCCACCATTCAGGTTGATGTTATATTCTGGCTTGCTCTGGTCGACGTAAGTCTTACCCGTGGGCGCAGTTACCGGCTGATACTGATAGCCTCCATATGCAGAGGTTGCCGGAATATAAGACCTATTTTGTGAGCCGGTGGCGGCACTGGCTTTTGCGGCCTTCTGGTCAAGGTCGCTTGATTCTTTATTGATAACCCCTAGCTTTTCCAGTAACCAGTTAACGCCGGTACGCAATGTATTAAAGCTTTTGAGCGGTAACATCAGCGCTTCGGCCAGCATCTTACCGAACATCACACCCGCATTTTTGCAGCTGTCGAGCGTCTCCTGCGTCGACTTAACCGGTGCGATCAGGTCTTTAAACAACTGCCACGCCGCTTTAAGTTTGTCACCCAGCCAGTCAAAAACCGGCTTTAACGGTTCGAATAACTCCACTACAGGGGCAAAAGCCTGCTTTATCCCTTCCATTACGCCTGAGAAAAATGCGCTTATTGGCTCCCAGTATTTGCGAATAAGCAGCGCACCGGCGACGATGGCAACCCCAATAGCGACAATCGGCCAGGTAAGCGCCCCGAGCACCGAAACAATGGCCGTCCCCATTGCGGCCAGATTTGTACCGAGAAAACCGGCAGCGGCTATAATAACGTTGATGCCCGTTACCACCGGCCACGCTATCAGGCCAATCCCGCCCAGCACGCCAATCAGCGCCAGTCCGCCCCCAACAATCACCCCGATAGTGGTCGCCAGACCCTTATTTTTCTGGATCCAGCCGTCGAGCTGTAATACATATTTCGTGGCGGTCTGCGTGAGCTTACGCAGTGAGCCCTCCTGCTGGTCAAACAGGTCAGTACCAACGGCCTCATAAGCTGACTGGAATTCTTTGAAATCGCCGCCGAGGTTGTCCTGCATGATTTTGACCAGCTCAGCGGTTTTGCCGTCCGAGGCTTTAAACGCCGCCGTGAGCTGGTCGAGCTTGCCGCTTGAGGCAGCGGTCATCAGTACCGCCGCCGCCGAACTGGCTTCCTCGCCAAAGATGGTTTTCATGTATTCGCCGCGCTGGCTTGTTCCGAGTTTATTTTTCTCAAAACTGCGCTGCATTTCTTTCAGAATGGCGAATATCGGGCGCGTGTTGCCCTTGCTGTCAGACGTTTTAACGCCGAGCTCTTTGATGGCCTCGTATGCCTTACCGGTCGGAGCCTGCAGTCGACTGAGTACGGCACGGCTTCCGGTCCCTGCCATCGAGCCAGTGATTTTGGCGTCATGTAGCGCGCCGACCATTGCGGCGGTCTGCTCGATACTGACCCCGGCATTTTTTGCCACCGGCGCAGCATACGTCAGCGCGTCGCTCAGCCCGTCAAAGTCAGCGGCCGTTTTGTTCATCGTCATCGACAGCACGTCGCCGATATGTGCGATCTGGTCGTTTGACATCTGAAACGCGGATTTCATCCCCGTCAGCAGCGCGGCGTTTTCTTCCATCGAGCGACGGTTAGACAGCGCCATATTCAGCGTGACCGGCGTCGCCGCCTGAATCGCTGCGGCATCCCCGCCGCTTTTCGCAATGATAATCTGCGCGCTCGCCGCATCATCTGCAGACGCAGCGGTATTGTCCCCGAGCTGTCGCGCCTGTTTGCGCAGCGCCTCCATTTCGGGTGATTGTTTCTCTACCCCGAGCACGGCCTGCAGCTCAGAGTTTTTCTGTGCAAAGTCATAACAGCGCTTTCAGCCCGGTGTATTTGCCGTTCTCATCGGTCGTGCCGATGATGTTGGAAATGGTTTCTTTCTGCGCCGCTTCCGGGTCGTCCGGGTCTTCGGTGCCTTCGGGCACGCGCACCACCACAATGACCGGTTTGCACTGGTCGGCGATGGCCTGCAGGGATTTTGCCAGCGTGCCTTTTTTACCGGCTTTCCCGATAGCCGTTTGCACACTGGTAATCAGCACCGGCTCGTTAAGGGGGAATGTCTTTGCGTCTGCATCGCTGGCCGTGCAGACCATGCCAATGATGGCCGTCGAGACGGTGGAAATGGTGCGCGTGCCATCGTTAATCTCGATGACCTCGACGCCGTGATGATAGTCGCCCATCTGTTTAACTCCGTGGTTAAGGGGTGCGACTATTTTCTGTTGTGTATTCTGCAGGCGCGATGAAATGGCGTTGGCGGAGGGATAAAACAACAAACAAAAGCCCTCCGGGTGGAGGGCTCAGGTCACGCGGCTAATTCAGGCCAGTGAATATCCGGGGCGGCGTCGGTCTCGGTCGCCTCAAGCGCTTCGATATAATCAAGCACGTCATTCAGCCTGGTAACTTCTTTTTCGGTTAAACTGCGCCCGTTCATTTGCTTGAGCTGGATAACGGAAATCGACTGCAGCGCAGACTCAATCAGCTCCCGGCGCTTTTCCTCCGCCTCTGCGATAAGTTCGTCACGGGATGGAGCCGGACGCTCCTGCAGTACCGGATAACACTGCTTATTCGGGACAATCATTTTCCCCTGAGACACGCCCTCCATCAGGTTGCGGTAATCCTCATCCGACACGCGCACAAAGAAGCCCGGCCACGTTCCCGCCTTGCGATATTCGGCTTCCAGCTCATCACAATAAAAGCCGCCAGTGCTGGCACGATATACATAACCCATAATTAATATCCCTCCGCTACATACATCAGCGTAACCGTACCGCCGCCAGCAATACGCAAGTTAAATCCCGTTCTGTCGACGTTATAAGGCTGCATTGCTGCACCTTGCCCTGATTCTTCATTTCTAGTCGGGATAACGACATTGCAGACATTAGGAAATGCTGTCGGGAAGGTGACGCGCCCGCCGTTCGGGACGCCACCAACCACAGCTGCCATACGCATAGCCCCTGAACTTCCGCAGCGCCACCACGTCTGGCCTCCTGTCAACCATGCTGTGTTTGGCGCGGCATACTGATCACGCGGTGGCGGGTTATTAGGTGAATAAACGCGTACACCCGGTGTATCGTATACTCCTGCACCTGCCTGAATCAGCCCAACGTTGCTGATGTTGCGCCCGGAGTGAATATCGTCTCCTGCGGCAAAATAGCCAGGGGCTGAAATGCTGCCATCAGGATCGATATTAAGTGAAGGACCGCCACCGCCACGCAGGCGCAATACCGCATCATCTCCGGCATAGATAAGAGCCATTTCTGCATTATCTTTGAAAAACCACAAATGCTTATTTCCATAACCTCTGATGAAAATTGCATTCTGCCCAAGCTCTGTATTCCCGTTACATGCCCGAATAAAACCGGGTGCAGTGATAGTGGCATTATCCGCATCGTACTGAACTTCACGGAAATAACGCCAGCCAGTATTCAACCCGTCATCTTCACGGATGGCATAGATAGACGTTGAACTCGTATAATTTACAAACTGGATCAATGGGCGGTTATATTGCCCCCCTAATGAAGGGTTGGTCGCTGCAATAACGTTAATATAATAATAATCCTGCTTTAGAAACTGCGGCGTATTCGTGCAATACCGCACATCCAAAAACAGCGATTCGCCGACCACAAAAGGATATGTCGCAAAATTAATCGGGTCATGGTTGCAGGAGGAAACAAAATTCCCTTTATACCCAACCGGTACTAAATCACCCGCAGCTTTATCGGCTACGTTTCTGTAAGCAGCATCACGCAGGTTGTTTTTGAGGTTAGTCACGTCACCACTGACCAGCTTCACGGCTTTTGGCGTAGCCGCGAGCGCCTCAGAGATGCTGTTAGTTGCGCTGCTGAGCTGGACGATACCCTTTTGCGCCGTGGTCGCGTCCTGAGC